CTGCTTGTTTTAAATATAAAATAAATGATTTGCCAGTAGTTGCTGTTGGCATAGTAAATGTACAAGCTGTAGATGCTGTTAAGGTAGCAGTTTGAACTGTACCATTTGTTAAAGAGAATGTATGTGAACTTGTAACTGTGCCTATAGCTACTACACCTTCTACATAATTATTTACAGTTGGATTGGTAAGTGTTTTATTAGTTAATGTGACTGTTCCAGTATCTGTTACAAATCCACCTGAGCCATTAGTTGCAATACCTAAAGCTGTGACTACTCCAGCTCCTGTTGTAGTGGTTGCTGGAGCTACTCCTGCACCACCACCAATTACTAAAGCATTAGCAGCTAAAGCAGCAGATGAAGCCCAAGTTGTTCCACTTGAAAAATAAGGAATACCACCTGATGTTCCTGCAATAGTAAATGCAGGTGTTGTAGTTGCGGTAGCTACAGATACAATACCACCAGTCCAGCTAACACTTGTTACTGTTCCTGATCCCTTATTATTAAATGTAGTCCAGTCAGTAGAAGATAATGCACCACGATTAGCAGCAGACGCTGTAGGCACATTTAAAGTAATAACAGGTGTTGTTGTGCCAGTAGCTACACTTGATGATAAATCTGTACCTGTTGTGCCTAATGTTAAAGCTGCAACGCTTGTAACTGTACCTGTTGTTGAACTAGTACCTGCACCAATAGCTGTTCTAAAAGCAGAATCACTTAGTGCACTTACTGTATTATCCGCATTAAATCTAGGGAATGTAATTGCTGTTGGATTAGTTAAAGTAAATAGATTACTACCAACTGTAGTAGCACCTAAAGATGTTCTACCTGTTGAAGCAGTAAGTCCTGTAGCTCCACCATCCCATTTAAGTCTGTCTGTATAAGCTGTATCCCAAGTTGTTTGGGAAGCAGTTGTTGGAAGTGAATAACCAGCAGTGTAAGTAATACCTAAAGTACCAGCAGTTGTAATTGGACTACCTGAAATAGAGAAGCCAGTAGGAACTGTGGCAGCAACACTTGTCACTGTACCTGTACCACCTACAGAAATATATTCTACATCAGTAGCACCTGCATTAACTGCTAATACTTTACCACCATTACCTGTATAAGAAGGAAGAAGACTTGTCCTAGCCCCTGCAGCAGTTGTAGCATTTGTACCGCCATTGGCTACAGCAAGTGTACCACCTAAAGTAAATGTACCTGAGGTTGTTATTGGACCACCAGTTGTAGTTATACCAGTTGTACCACCTGACATCGCTACTGAAGTAACAGTACCTGTACCTGAAACAGAAATCCATGTAGCAGCAGAACCATCTGTGCTTAGTACTTTACCTGAATTACTTGTTTGTAATGGAAGAAGTGCATTAATAGCACCTGAAGCTGTAGTTTGTCCTGTACCACCTTGAGGGATACTCAGTGGTGTAGTAAGACCTGTAATGGATGTAATATCTGAGTTAGCACCAGCATTAGCTTGAAATACCCATGCTGATCCTGTGTATGCTTTTAACTTATTTGAGACTGTATTAAAGTATAATGCTCCTGTTAAAAGAGCATTTCCATCATTATCTAGTGTAGGATCTGAAGACTTAGGTCCTAAGTATCTATCATCAAAGGAATCATAACTAGCAGCTGCACTTGTAGCACTTGCAGCAGCATTAGTTTCTGAAGTTGATGCGTTAGAAGCACTTGTAGAGGCATTAGAGGCACTTGTAGAAGCTGCAGATGCACTTGATGCAGCATTACTTGCAGAAGTTGCGGCATTAGTCTCTGAGGTAGCTGCAGTTACTGCACTTGCAGCAGCGTTCGTGGCGGAAGTAGAAGCATTAGATGCTTGTGTAGTAGCTGTAGAAGCACTTGAAGTTGCACTTGTAGCAGAATTTGTAGCAGATGCTGCAGAGGAAGCTGCATTTGTAGCAGATGTAGAAGCATTAGCAGCACTAGAAGCAGCTGCAGTTTCACTTGCTAGGGCAGCAGCAGCAGCATCAGACGCAACTGAGGCTTCATTTGTTGCATCTGTAGTAGCATCACCTGAGCCACCAGCTCCACGAAAAATTGCCATGATATTCCTTATTTAAAGAGTTTGTTTAAAATACTTTCTTTCTTCTCTTTATTATCTTTTGGCTTTTCTGTTATGTCTTTAACAGTTTCCTTAACTACTTCCCAAGCTGAACTACCAAGGTATGTTTTAACTTCTTTCTCAGTAACATATAATTCTTGACCTGTTGCTTTTTCTCTAACTAGCATAACAATCTCCTTTAAGTATCTTTATGTTCACTCAAAGAATAAACATAAAAATAGCCCCTCTTGCGAAGGGCTAAGTTGCATTACGCAGGAACAGCTAATGGAATACAAGCACCATCTCTAAGTTCTTTAACACCATAAAGCGTATCTGCAGTGTATAAAGTACCTAAATATTCTTGTTTGTATTGTGTTTGTGAACGAACACCTACTTGTTCAACTAACACAGCAGCGTCTTTATGACCCATAAGGGCAATACGAGCAGCACCTGTTGCAGTATCTACATTTGAAGAGACAAATACTGGAATACCATATAATGAACCAATTTCACCATTACGGATTGTATTACCAGCACCAACTTCACCCACGAAGGATTGAGCTGTGTACTCGTTAATACCCATTAATGTGTTTCTTGCTGAAGGAGGAATCAAAAAGAAACGACCTTCCATTGGAACATCATTGTCATCTAAGCGTTGTACAGTTCTACGGATACCAGCAGATGTTAATGCAGAAGCATTAGGAGAACCTGATGTGTAAGCAGTAGTACCATCACCACCGATGTATGCGTTACCATAAGTTACAGCTGATCCACCATTAAATGTACGACCTAATTGGATTAGTGATGTGTCAACTTGTTTAGCTAAAGCATAACCAGCGTCATCTGTATAGAAACGACGGAGTGATGATAAAGCTTGTACTTCGACGATGTCTTCAATTAATCTTGAATATTCGTAATGTTTGTCAATCAATACAGCAATATCTGTTTCAGTAGCTGCTTGAAGGGTTACTTGTGTATTTGCTGCTTTAACAGCTGCAGTGCCTCGTGTAGGAACAGGGATACGAACTGTATCACCCTTCTTACCTGCAAAAGACATTTTTTTAAATAAATTTGCTGCAACTAAGTTCTTTTTGTACGCAGCTACAATCTCGTCACTCCAAATTTCGGGAATGAAGGTTGCTGCTGTGGTAATGGTAACTTGATCGGTACCTAAAGCCATGATAAAAATCCTTTTCTAAAAAGTTAAATTACACGACCCTCTTGGTATGCCGCCATAATCTCTTGAGACATAGCATCATATTTATCAGGATCGGACTGCATGAGTTTAATAATATCGCTTCGACGATATTTCTTCTTTGCAACAGATTCAGTAGCTCCTTGGCTTCCAACATCAGCAGCTTTTAATTGCTGGTCTCGGTCAACCTTAGATGTCTGTGCTACTTTTTTAGTGATAGACTGTTTATCATTCCATGTAGAGAGAAGTTCTTTAGCAGAATCATAGTCAAATTGTGTCTCTGCTCTAGCAAATAACTCTGTACGGACTCTTGACCCTTTAATCCACTCAGCAAACTCAGGAGTTTGTACAACTTCACCTACATTAGGAAACTCAGATTTAAGCTGAGAAAGAGTTTGTTCTCTCTTCATCATTAATGCTTGATTCTGTGCTTCTTTAATTGCAGGATGATTGTCAATTGCCCTATTTACAGCAGATTTAGGTTCAATGAAAAAATCATCATCACTTTCTGTTACTTCTTGTGTCTTGGATTCCTTAGCTGTTTGAGTCTTAATAAAGTCGTCCACTACTTTTCGTAGTTCACCAACTTCACTGCCTTGACGACCTATTAGCTTTTCAGCTTCTTGGTGCATACCGACAATATCTTTTAGTGATTTACCACGATACTTTTCAGGGACATCATCTACTGGGTTAGTTTCTATTTTCTCTTCAACTTTGGGTTCTTCGACTGGTAAGTCTTGAGCCTTGTCTGTGAGATTAGAAGCTTCCAAATCATTTACTAACACTTCATCTATTAATCCTGCCATATTATTTCTCCTGTGCGTTTAGCATTTTAGGAAAGAATTTCAAGCGGCATTCTGCTTTTGTTCTTCAGCCAATTTTTGTTTACGCTTTTTATCCCAAGCATCGGCTGCACCTGGAAAGCTTCCTGACCAACCCTCTAAACTAACTCTAGGTGCACTGATGATCTTATCAGCGTTAGAATTGCATTTAGGGCATGGAAAAGTTTGGGTGTATTCCGTTAGCTCCTCAAAGTGATTATCACAAGTGGAACAATGGAACTCAAACAACTTCTTCATTCTTTAACTCCTCGTAGGTATGCTCTGAAGCACTTTTAAGCGACAGAATCCATTGAAGTATATCTAGCTGACCTTTTCGTTTATGAAACTCTTCAAACGACTCAGCTGTATTAATTTTATTGTATGTATCAAATAGCTGCTGTGTATCTTCTATGAAGTCTTTCCAACCTTGGGTTGACATAGTAGTAAATCTATTTTCATAATAATCTTGTAATTCTCGTTCCATCTATTGCCTTTTTAATAAAAGTAGTGTATAATGAGATTATATAACAATTATAGCATAGAAATCTTAGTTTGTCAAGGGTTTGTTACTAGATTGCATTTGTTGCTTGACAATCTCTAAGTTTTGATCCATATCAGCCTCTTTTAACATTAATTCAGCTATTTTTACCCTTCTATCAAACTCAGCAGCAATCTTATCATCCTCGTTTGGTAGGTTTGTAGAGATAGCTGTCATCAATTTAGCCTGAGTTTCTTGTGGTTTTGTCTGTATATCAACCACATTTTTAGCTGCCACAGTCTTATTAACTTGAATTTCTGACATAGTTTTCTCAACTTTAGACTGTGCATCTTGCATTTGAAGTTGCATAGCCATTTGTTGCATTTGTTGTTGTTGTGGATTAGGAGCAGTTGCTTGTGCAATTTGCTGGAGTAATCCATTTTTATTAGGAAGGCTTGAGTTAGCAATAACACCTTGGATAAGGATTGGTGTAATAGGATTATCTGAGCCAAGTGTTTTAAGGAGGTTAATGATTTGTAGTTGTTCTACTTCACGAGCTAACATACCTAATGTTGAAGACGGAATAAATTTCCAATCTTTAACTGGGAACTCTTCAGGATTAAACTGCATAAATCTCCAAGCTGCCTTCTCAATGAATGGGATAAGGAACTGATCTTGGAAGTTTACTAGGGTGCGTTTGTTTTTCTTGAGGATGCTAGAAAGCGTTACAGAGAGTTCACCACCAGCAGGTTGTGATTGCATAGCTGCTGAATCTAATGTACCTGTAGCTTGTAATAGCATAGTTTCAAATGCTTGTGCAGTCTGAATGTTTCCTCCATCAGTTTGACCAAACTTAAATGGAGCTAAAATTTCATTAGGATTACCATTTGTTAAAATAGTTTTTCCAGGTTTTACTTCAAATTTAGACCCACGAGGAAGTCTAGTAGCGTCCATACCCATCATAGGTACAGTGGTAAGTGCTAGTGAGTCAAGATGACTACGGAGTTGAGCATCAATAGCTTTTTGCATATTGTAGCCCTTCTCTGCAACACCTCTACCCCAAAATCTATTTGGCACTGTATCATCTTGGTAAGCGATAACAGGTCGGTCTTTCATCATGTAAGGAGTGCGTTCAGCTTTTAATAGTTTGCTGTCATTACCAATAACAACAATAGCTTCTACTAAATCGCCATACTCTTCCATAAG